ATACTGGATAATCCACTCAACGTCGACCGTCGGGAAGAAATCCTTCAAGCACGTGCGACCGACCTCTTGATACTCCCCATCATTGAGCAGCACAAAAGTGTCTTTGCGATTGCGAATCCGACCACAGTGGTCACATTCACCAGTCGAATCACGATATTTTGAAGGAATTTCCATCCCAGGAGCAGTCATAACTGCGACAAAATCGCCTGCGTCATGAGTCAGTTTTCCGACAAATTCCCAACCATCGATGCTAGGCACGATACCGGAAACTGCGATATCGACTACCAGACGATCGACCTGGTTGGTTTCGAGCCGAGGCTCAGAGATCTCAAATTCGATCATGCCGGATAGGCCTTTTTTGTCTGCCCGGGTAATAATCTTACCCAACTTGTGAGCAGCTGCATTGGCATAACACGCATCGATCGTGTTTGTGAAATCTAGCTGTTTCTTTGCTGTGTTTCTCATCATGATTATATAATCGCCTCTATCCGGATACCGGTCAACGCGGTTCGAACACTTTTCTGAAGTTTTTTTCATTTTCTTTTTACGCAGAAAACTGCGATTTTGTTTTCCGCAGAATTCCGCAGTGCTAGGTAGCTTCAAAGCTACCTAACCTCACTCTAGGGAGCTTTGAAGCCTTGTTCCAACCTCGCAGAATTCTGCGGTTTAATATATCGCAGAAAATCCCTATATAATAACGCCGTTGACTGGCATCTCGTTTGGCCCGAAAATAACATAATGATGAAAACACACAGGAAAAATATCGCATGAAACCGGTAATTAAAAAACGCAGAAAAGCGCGCGCACCTTTGACAGAAGAACAGAAGGCTGAGCGCAGAGAGAGGCTTGCCAAAGCGCGAGCAAACAAGAAGCCTCCCAAATATTCTGCGATCGATCCTGCCGTTCGCGATCTTCCGGATGAACATCAGTTATCTCTGAAGAAGGTCCGTCAGTGGATTAATGTGAACAAAGCCGAGCGAGCTCGCTATCACAAGCTGGCGAAAACGGACAAAAAAGCACATGGTATGTACAACCAGCTCGATACGTATGTTCAGAACTTGGAATCATATCTACGTAGTGGGGTGTATCTTGACTTGTATTATGGTGAAAATCAAGAATTCAAGGTGAAATTTCGATGTGTTTCGATGGCATATCATGATGATGGTACACCTAAGCGAACTGTTGGAGTGTACTATCCGGACATCGGTACGTACACACAAGAGATGTACAATGATGATAACAACATCAAACCTACGAAGAAAAAGAAGCGTTCAAGAAAAGCATAAATAATAGACAAGTTACAATTGATATCCTATGGAGACTAACGCTTTAATGAGTAGTAACGTAGTAGCATTTCCGGGATTAAAACAGCCTCGACTCCCCCAATCCGAGAACGAGTTCGAGGAGCACATATCCGAAATTCGAAACAAGTTCGTGACAGAAGCTGCTGTTGAGTTTGCTTTTGAGGTTTTCCGCAACATGGAAAAGCACGGATGTGATATCAATTCAAACAAAGAAATTAGACCTGATCTGATTCTCATTAGCGAAGCGATCAAGTCCGCAATGTATAAATCTATAAATGTTGATCATCCTCTGCAGAGTTTTGCTAAAGAGGTGATCTCAGAAGAAGAGAGCGGAATTGCATTTGAAGATGATGAAGATGAAGAGTAACTACACGATGTAGTGTTAGGAGTTATATTTTGATATTGGTCGATATGAACCAGGTGATGATTGCAAATTTAATGGCCCAGTTGGGCAATCATACCAATGTGGCCTTGGAAGAGGATCTTCTTAGGCACATGATTTTAAACAAATTACGATCTCTCAACAAAAAATTTCGCAAGGACTATGGCCAGATGGTCATATGTTGCGACGACAAGAACTATTGGAGAAAGCAACGATTCCAATACTACAAGGCCGCTCGTAAGAAATACAGAGACCAGTCTGATCTGGATTGGTCGTTAATCTTCAATACACTTAATAAGGTGAGAGATGAAGTCAAGGAATACTTGCCTTATAAGGTCATTCGTATTGAGTCCGCGGAGGCAGATGATATCATTGGTACGTTAACCCATGCTGTTGTCAACCCAATGCACTTCCAGGCGAAGTTTGATGCCAACCTAGGGCAGCTCAAGGGCGAAGACGTCTTAATTTTATCTGGTGACAAAGACTTCATACAGTTACACAGATTTCCCAATGTTAAGCAATATGATCCAACTCGAAAGAAATGGATCAGACACAGCTCTCCATCGCGATTCTTGGTTGAACATATTGCCAAAGGTGATCGTGGTGACGGAGTACCTAACTTTATCTCACCTGATGATTGTTTTGTTAAGGGCAAAAGGCAAAAGCCACTACGAGCTAAATACCTTGAGCGGTTGAAAGGCAGTGCCGATCAAATAGAGACCAGTCTCTCCGATAATGAAAAAGAAGGTTGGATTCGCAACAGAATGTTAATCGATCTTGAATATATCCCTGATAATATCCAAAACTCGGTGTTAGATATCTTCAACCAACCAGCTCCTGGTCGGGACAAATTGTTTAACTATTTTGTAAAATATAAACTTAAAAATTTAATGGAAAACATAGGCGAGTTTTAAAATGGCTATTAATCAAGGCATGGGCGAAGTGATGGAAGCCTGTCGCAAGACAAAAAACGTCACACAAAAAGTTCAGGTCCTGCAAGGTGTAGAGCAGGATCTTCTACCACACCTTAAAGACGTTCTTCAATTAACATACAGTCCAAGAATTACGTGGCTCTTGCCGCCTGGTGCACCTCCCTACAGGCCACTGGAGGAGGACCTTGATGTTGAAGGACAATTCATTAGCGAAATTAAGAATTTTAGGTACTTTATCAACGTAGATGGAAAGCCTCTGGAACCAGATGCTAGACACGATCGTCGAGAGGTTCTTTTTATTCGCATTTTGGAAATGGTATCTCCAATTGATGCGGAGCTTCTAATACAAATGAAAGGTCGCGAAATTAAAGGTGTTAGCAAGGAAGTGGCTAAGCAAGCATTCCCTGATTTAGGAGTATAAGGAAAGGGAGAACGATGTCGAGAAAGAAGAACTGGTATCAATATGATGATGAAGGTGAAGATTTCGATGAAAAAAAACAAAGAGTCGATCGTAAAAAACAACGAAGACTAGATCGAGCTTTGAAAATCAAAGACGTGAGAGCTTACATAGACGAAGAAGATAATGAAAATGCCAACATATACTTTCCAAAACGATGAAGGTGAATACTACGATATTGTAATGTCAATGTCGGAGTTAGACGAGTATAGAGAAAACCATCCAACCCATACACAAACGATATATGCTCCTAGTATAATTAGTGGCAGAGATATGTCGGGTGGTGCCGGAGGACATGGCACTGATCAAGGATGGAAGGACGTTATGCGCGAAATGAAAAAGAACCATCCAAAGGGAAGCATTGACGTATAGTGTTATTTAAAAGTATATGTATACCTTAACACTCTACGTATAACGTATATGTATACATTAACTATGCAATATTGCTACCATAAATATTAGTAATGAGCAATATTTATGGATGAAATTGTAATGTTTAAACACGCTGTTAATGAACTAGTGGAGCTTAATGTTGAAACAAAGAATGGTAAGAGACATTATATCACACCAAGTGGTATTAGATACCCCTCTGTAACAACAATCACATCACAGGTTAGCGCTAAAGGAATCGCCGAATGGCGAAGGCGCGTTGGTGAAAAAGAGGCTAATAAAATTGCCAATAAGGCCGGCAGAAGAGGCACTAGAGTACACAAACTATGCGAGGACTATGTCAATAATACAGACATAAATTTCTCAAAAATCACTCCATCAGATCATTTCTTGTTCAAACAAATTAAACCAATCTTAGATACATACTTGGGAGAGGTTTATTCTGTTGAAGGATGTTTGTATTCCGACTATCTTAGGACAGCTGGAAGAGTAGATTGTGTTGGTGTATTTGATGGCAAAGCATCAATCATTGACTTCAAGACGGCAAATAAGCGGAAGCAACGAAGCTGGATTAATAACTACTTCATGCAGGAGTCCGCATATGCCGTCATGTATGAAGAAAGAACAAGTATTCCTATTGGACAATTAGTGACCA